GATTTCTGCATCTGCAGTATAATTAAATTGATACCATTCTCCATTTGTGAGTCCACTGGATACCGACACATAATTTATACCATGTGGTATACCACCAACTGTGGGTGAATTTAATGTAATATTACTACCACCTGAACTACGAACTTTATTTGCTTCTGTGCCATTGTAAATGACAACTGAAGGAGTTGATCTCATCATAGTTTTAAATCCAGCACTTGACATCTGTAAGACAGTAGATCCTATGCCACGGGCTGCACATACATTATATGCATTTCCAGATTGCACATAGATTGTGCTTTGATAATATCTACAACAATCTAAATATTCTTCATTCCAACGACGGTGCTCGAACGAGGTTGGTGTGTCCCCAACTTCTAATTGACATCCAGTTACATAAAATTCATTGTTTGTATTGTCCATAAAGTTTGAATTACCCGTAACTCCTCTCCAATTGGTGTAAGTGCTAGTCCATGTTGGTTGTTCAGCTACCAGATCATCAGGACCAGTAGCTAACTGAAAGATAAACTCAAAACCTGTATAATCAGTAGAATTTTTTATATCATTTGAGGTGTCTCCTGGAAAAGTCATAGTAAATCTCTGCCATGAACTAGTTACAGTAAAAGCTTTAGTTACAATTCTTGTATTGTTACTTGAATCATAATGCCTCAATTGCAAAGTATAGTTATGACCATTGTTTTGTGATCCTGATTTTGCATAAAATGAAGCTGTTATGGATTTCGCAGAGGATGTTCCAAATGCAAAATGTTGTAAACTTTGCCCTTCAATTTGTTGTTCTATGAGTCCATTCTGAGATGCACTTGGTGTTTCTACGGCATCTGGTGTTATTTTAAGAGAATTTAAAAAACCATCTGGACTATCTGTGCTATGAGTGATTGTAGTATCAAACTCCAAACTAGATCGTCTAATTTTCCATCTATCCATAGTCAGAATATTAGTATTTGATGAACCAACGTGACTAAATGTACTTCCTCTCTGGCTAATGGTCATAGCCCCATTGATTAAAACGTTCCGATGTGAAAGAGCACTTCCTCCATTAATTGAAGTTATTCTTGCAGTGCAAGTTCCATCTGCAGCTGTTGTGATTGCATCACTCGTTGCACTATTGTGTCTGATTGCGTCTACTTTTAATGTGCTCATTTTTTTAATTGTTTATAGGAAAACCATATATTGGGCAGCAAAATTTAGTATCCCACTACTCTGACATTGATTATAAGCAACAGTACCAGCACTATCCCTAAATTGAATACCACCAGTATAATTTACATCAGTGTCAGGTGGAGGAGTACTGCCTTTATTTGTCATTCTTATATTAGTTACATCATCTATTTTACTACCAAGAATAGTTGTATTATATCCTAGTGAATATAAACAGACACTATTACTAAGATTTCCTTGATCTGGGTGCGTATATGGTATACCACCAATGGTAAAAGCAGATCCATCTGAGGGTAAACTAGCAATATCTAACGTAACTGTGATATAAACTAAATTTCCGATTCTTGTATATTTACCGTTTCGAGAATTATATGTGGGTTGGGCAATATATAAAAGATCTGGTATGAAAGTTCCTGTTTCATAATGATTAAAAATTTCTGAGGTAATAGTTCCAGTTCTATTTGCATTAACAAATGCAGCAGTTGTAATACCAGAAGAAATATCTTGTGAACTTAGATCAATACCATTACCAGTAGTTGGAATCTCTATATTTCCACTTGAATTGTAAGTAGTGATAGTTCCATCGGCAGTACTTGGTAATTTTAGTGTACGATTCGATGCTGGATTATTGTCGGGTGCTGTGATAGAGACACTGTTGCCTCCCGAATGTACTATTTTTATACTACTCATCCTTTAATCTCCAATAATGTTAATGCCGAGGTAGTATTACCTTCACTAAAACTGACTGATCTGCCACCATGAGTTGCAACTTGTATTTTATAAGTGAAAGAAGTAGACCCATTACCACCAGGAGAAGAATCTAATATATTCCAATCAGCTCTAACTCTTCCATCAGCACTTGCCCAGTTTCCTTGAACTGCATAATCTATAGGATCAACATAAACCTGAGTAGAATCTCTTAACAGTTTTATACCAAAACCTCTATTACTACTGTAAGTTATCCCTACCGATCCAATACTTATTAAACACAAAACTTTACTACTAGTTTGTGGAGTTATAGAAGCACTTAATCCAAGATCACCAAAAGTTGCTGAACCATATGAAGATCCAGAAGTTTTTGTACCTTGAACTACTTGTATTACTGAACCTGCTCCTTGCTTCACTCCCGTCACTGCACCACTTGCTATTTTAGCAGTAGTGACTGCATTTGATGCTAGTGTATCTGCATTCACGGTTCCATTAGGAAGACCTCCAACTGAGAGTCCTGTAATACTTCCATCTCCGTTAATAGTTACTGGCATAAGATTCTTTACTCCCTGATATTTATACGATAGTCAAGAAACTACCCGAAGGTACAGTGACTGTGATGCCTGATTTAATTGCGATAGGACCTGCAGCCATCGCATTTTTATCTGTAGATATAGTATAACTCACATCTACTGAATTGTCATTCTCAAAGAACACAGTGTTTGTTGATGCACCACCAACAGGAGCACCTGCAGGTAGTCCAGTTAAACCAGAACCATCACCAGTGATTGTTCCACCAGATACATTGATACCTGCTCTTGCTGTAATTATTCCTATCGCATCTATATTTGTTACGTCTTCGTATGTTAATGTTCCTGCAATACCAACAGTTCCATTGAACTTAGCATCACTTACAAAAGTTATTTCCTGTGTCGCACGATCTACATGAAAAGTTGTACCAGTCGTTGTGATACCAACAGTACCAATACCCGCCTGCGTTCCATCTAAGTGAAGTAGTAACTCTCCATTAGAATTTGTTATTTTTATTTTTTCGTTGACTGATGCACTAGTAGGATCTGACTTTGCCTCAATACCATGAATTCTAAGGGTACTCATTCTTTTAGTATATCCTTTTAGTTATTTAGCCTGATATTTCCCATGCTCTGATTGTGGATATGGCTCTGTAAACAGAATATATATTACTTGAATCATCACTTCCATTAACTTGTAAATATCTATTACTTTCAATACTACCATATATTTTATAAGTAACTGCTGATGTTGTTGCAGGTGCATCAAAACCCATAACTGGAACAGAGATCATTTTTGAATTACTAATATTTGCAAAACTTGACATAGATGGTGTTCGATTACCAACAGCAAATCCACCATCTGTAGGTGCAAAACCAGATAGTTGTGTCGAACCTCTTCTGATTTCTATTCCCATATGATAATTATTTTCATTTGCTGTGACATTTACGACTGCATCAATCATAATTTTACTATCACTTCGAGTTGGTGTAATTGTGACATTTAATCCAGATATCTCAAGATAACCACCAGCATTATCACCTTGAATTTCAACAGCTCCAGTTAAAACACCCATTTTAACTTGAATAATACCACCACCAAGATTAGTTCCTGATACAAGTCCATCTCTTGGAANGATTCGATTGGTTCTTAATTCTGACATTATGCTGANACCTCCATCAATACTATATTTGATTCTGCTTCATCNGAATGTCCACCTTGATGGTTAAAATACATATTGCCACTACCAGATCTTCTCTCCCCTGATACTGTATAAGTTACAGCANTTGTTGTCGNTGGAGAATCTATTTGAGATGTACAAGGATAATGTGTATCACCATTACTTCCTTGAAGATTAACATAATCAGCAATTGCTGGTAAATCTGTACGAGAACCACCGACAGTTCGATAAAGTCTCATTCTCCAGGCAGTACCACTTTGAGCACCTACACCTGCACAAGTCACAATCACTAAAATTTTACTACTAGTTGATTTTGGTGTAATAGTTGCTGTCATAAGAGTTGTTTCACTAGCAGTATTAAAGTTAATTTGCTCTCTATTATCAGTGCCTATTATTGTTTGAACAATACCTCCTCCACCACCAGTGGGCACACCATCAGTTGGTATTATTTTATCGACTCTTAATTCGGATGCCATAATTATTNGGGTTCAGTTGGCCAGGTAAAAGATGAGAAATCTAATTCATAATCAGAGTTTAACTTAGGTGTTGCACTTGCAGGTAAATCACGAAGTGCCTGACGATAGTTTATCCAATCATCAGAGAGTGTTTGATCTGGCAATACTCTCCAATCTGTCAGCGCAATCTTTTTATTTCTTTCAATACGCAATAGTCTCATTGGTTCTGCTGCATCAAGTTCTGCGATCTTATCAGCAACTTCTGTTTTTGTTGGTTGTTGCTCACTATCCATCCATTCAAGACCAGAGTATTCGGTTCCACGAAGAACCCACTGTGCTCCTGGTTTTAATACTTGTAATGCTGATGCAATGTTATATTTCATAATCTTATTTATAAGTTAAACTTTAATCTCCATAATATGACAATATGCTCCATTTTGATTTGTAGCACTACTTGATAATGATGATTCCCAACCAATATAAAAATAATTAGTACTATATCTCCATATATTTAATTCAAAATTTAATTGACTTGTTGTACCTGCGATTTGTTGAAATTTGCAAGGGGTAGTAGACCATCCAGTTCCATTACTAGCAAACATTACGGTTTTTTGTAAATCTATGTCAGTGCCACCAGCCTGATTATTCCAACCTAGATATCCACCAGCACCAGAGTTATCACAATGAGTAGCAAAAGCACTATCAATTACAATTCGATTGTTTGCATTAGTTGGTGTAATAGATGCAACAATACTTGTACCATACCAACTAGCAGCATTTTGGGAACTTCTATTGTTAACACTCTGAGCTGGAACTACAATATACTGTACTATGTTGCCAGATGCACCAAAGTTAGCAGCACCAGACCCTGTGACATCTCCGTTTGGATGTAATGTAATTGCCATAACTCTCCTATTCTATACGATAACCCATGCACCGTCAAGTGTCATAGTTGAACCTAATGTAATCGGTCCTGCATTCAGTGCGTTTCGACCAGTTCCAATATAATATCCGTTTGGATTATCTAATCTTGCATTAAAGATAAGTGAACCATCACCAATATAGATACCTCTAAATGAATTTGCAGCACCAACAGTTTCATAATTTTCAACAGTCGTTGTATTAATACCAAGATTCTTTGTGGTTGTAATACCAGTTGAACCAAAATTAAATTCACTACCTGAAGGAAGACCTGTCAATCCTGAACCATCACCAGTGATAATGCCTGTGACAACAGCACCACTTGCATTTGCTTGTACTTTTACAGAACCACCAAAACTTAAAGCAGACGCATCAATACCAGTAAGTTGTGAACCATCACCCTTAAAACTTGTGGCAGTAACAACACCAGTGAACTTACCGTCACCACCGACATCAAGTTTCGATGATGGAAGTGTAGATCCGATACCAACATTCCCACCAGAATTTTGCGAGACACCTCCCGTGCCCGATTGATGTTTCCAGTTGTTAAATCGGATGTCAGACATTATATTATATTTTCAATTATGATGGTTCTGTTGGCCAAGTTACTGATGTCATATCTAATCTACCTACACTGTCTAGTTTAGGTGATGCACCACTTGTTATGTCTCTCAATGCTTGTCGATAAGTTTTCCAAGCTTCTGAAAGGGTGACATCTGAATTTGCTCTCCAATCACTCTCTGCTATTTTTTTATTTCTTTCATATCTTAATTGTGTCATGGGTTCTGCATTATTTAATTTTGTTAATTCTGCATCTATTTCTGATTCAGTTGGTTTTGTACTACTACCTTCCCAATTTAAATCTTTATAATCAAAACCAGCCCAAGACCAACCTTCGCCAGGTTTTAAAGACATAAGTGCATCGTGTTTTGTTATTGTCATTGTTTATGCTCCCATTTCATATACATAAATTGTACTCTTTAATTGCCCATTCTGAGCACTATAATTTAGATTATAGTTACCTGTATAGAATCCTACTTCAATGTGATAATTAAGAGTCTGCCCTGATGTATAAGTAGGTGTATCTTTATATCCTAATACAGAACAATGATACGCTCTATGGTTTGAGTTATGATTTCCAAGATAATACCATTCCTCTATTTCAGTTGCAGTTCCACCAGCAATAGACCTCATCATATATAAATTAAAGAGAGTCTGATCGTTAGTTACACCGTTTAAACCAAATTGTTGAGCTAGAACAAAAAATGTGCTACCAAGTGCCTCTGGTGTAAAAGTTACGGTTAAACCTGTGTCAGCTCTTGTTGGAGTGGTTACGTTAACTGTTGTACCTGTTGTAGCATGATGTATCTTTAAAAGTTTTCCAGCACCAGCTTCACCAAATGACAAAGCCGATCCATTTGTTGTTAAAAATTTACCTGACTGACCAGATTGAGAGGGTATTGGATCTGCAACACCCTTTGCAATAAATGCCCAGTTTGCATGTGCTGTTCCACCTGACGATGGATTGTTACCCGTTGATGCAGTCGTACAGATATAAGTTGAGGTTATTTGACCATCTGTAAACGTAACTAAATCATCGACGGCGTATGCTGTTGCATTATTATACGTCCCTCGAAAAACCTGTTTTATTTTTCCTAAATCAATTGTTGCCATATTATTAAATGGTTGCTATTAGATTTCCTGATGTATTTATACTGAAAGTTATGCCTGATGGTGCAAACAAAACTTGTTCAAATGCATCATACTGTGCAGCAGTAATATTGTCAGCACCTGCATTTGTCGTAGTCACCTGTAAATCACTTCCAATTCCAGTAAATCCATATACCTCTGCACGACCAGTTATGTTCGCAGCACTACCAGTTACATTACCAGTTACATTACCAGTTACATTACCAGTTACATTACCACTAAAACTATTTGCAGTAACAATACCAGCAACAACAATACCATCGACGTTGGTTGTGATTGTACCAACACCTGCGGTGTGCGTTATTTTATTGACTCTAATTTCTGATGCCATTATTTGACTCCATAAAGTTTCAATGTACCACCATCTATGTCCGTATTAGTAGATGTAATTTCTAAAGATGTAATAGATGAGGTAAGGTCAAGCATACCATCAGTCGTTAACACAATAGGTGCTCCACTTAATTCTCCACTTGCTTTCATATTGAATGGTTTTCTTACACCATCATTTACAAGATGAAGTTCAAAAACAGCTTGATTTCTACCACTTGTAAAAGCAGCAACTCCTTGCATATTAAAATAAAATTGATTTGCACCTTGTGTATATCTCTCTGATCCTGATCCACCATTATCCATTCTTTGCATAACAAAATCATACACAGTTGAAGAAGTACCATTCCATCTTAATCCAACATCACCAACGTTACCACCACCAGATCTAGTTACACTATAAAGTTTCCCATAAAGATATTCATATCCTGTTGTATTGAAACTTATGTTTGCTGCTACTGTTCCACTACTTGATAGTGTGGCAGATGCCAAAAGAGTCATACCACCAGAAGCAGGTAAACTAGTTAAGTT